GGCCGCGCCGCCATGTCGGCGTAGACAGTCAGGTAGTAGTGCGCGGTCTCGTGCAGGACGGTCGAGATGTTGGCCTTCTTGTAGAACAACGCCGTCAGCGTCCGAGGCGAGAAGGTTCCCTGCGGCTTCTTCCGCTCTCCGGCGGCGAGGGCGTCGCCGGCGTAGCCTTCCTCGACAACCCAGTCGGGGAGCAGGCCGATCTTCTGCGGTGCATACTGCGTGTCGGCACCGTTGGCGGTCTGGTTGGACTCAGCGAACGGTCCGAAGTTGACCCAGCTGTTTTGGCCGCGCGTCTCGCTCGTCGCGGCCTTGCGCGCGAGCGGCGAATACATCGCCATGTGCTGCTGCCACGCGTTCTCCTCACCGCGAGCACGGAAGCCGACGCCCTCCTTCACATGACCGAAGTAGTCATGGACGATGCGGAAGATGTCGTTCGCCTGCACCGGGCGCCCGCTGATCTCCTCGCCCTCGACGACGCGCAACAGCGGGTTGCCGGAGATGTCGACGTTGGCGGACTCGGAGCCGCCGAAGCCAGACGTCGTCGGGAAGACATAGAGGTGGTTGTTCTGCGTGACGTCGAGGATCGCGTCGCGAGGCGATTGGTAGGGGTCCGGCCCGTCGATGAACTCGACCTGCAGCCCGGTCTCCTTGATCACCTGCCACTGCGCGATGGTCTCATCGATCATCGCGTCGTAGGCAGCTTGCACTTCCGGGCTGCCCGGGTCGTGCTTCATCTCCTCGAAGGCCTGCGCGATGCGCGTCGCACGCGCACGATCGACTTGGACGTAGTCGCGCGGCGGGTTGTATTCGAGCCCTGCCCTCTCCATGTATCGCGCCGCGGCTTCACGCGCGGTGCGGAACGGGCCGAACGCTACGTCTTCGCCGGCGTGTCGGACGGTTTGGGGGAGTCCTCGGAGGGGGGCATCGTCGACAGGGCTCTGCCGGAACGACTCATCCAGAACCCCAGAGCCTCCTCGAACTCCGCTCGGGTCTGGAACTGCTCCCTGCGGGGCTTGGTTGCTTCGATCTGTTTGCGGTCCATTCGTGTCACCGATCTGTCGAACTGAGACGTTCGTGTGTTGTGGCCCGACGAGCACGGCTGCGCCGACGGCCGGGACGAAGTAGCCATCGAAGCCGGCGGTGTGGATCGCCAGCTCCATGTCGTTCAGGGTAGCACCGGTCTCGGCTCGCTGCTTCTTCCACTCGGCGATGATGCCGAGCGGGTCCTCGTTGATGTCGTAGACGTTTTCGAGGACGACCTCGTGGCCGACCGTTCCGACACCGATCTCGGGTGTGATCCCCGTGCCCGCGTCGACGTAGAAGTAGATGCGCTGCCCGAGGATCGGGTCGCCCGCTACGCGAGAGCGTTCCTGTCCGCTGAGCCCGGTGCCGTAGGCTGCTCCGTTGAGGAAGGTTCGGGGCTGCTTGGAGTAGTGGACGGCTCGGACGCGGGTGCTTCCTTCGCGCGCGGTTCCGTAGACAGGAGATTGTCCCGCAGCCGCCCCTCCACCGACGTCTCCGCTTTCGTCATCGGTGAGCCCGAGCTGCTCGAAGCCGTTGCGGAGGGCGGAGGCGGTAGCTCGTTGTTCGCGGAGTCGTTCGAGGCGCTTGGCCGCTTGGAGCTGGAGTCGGCGGCGAGCTTCTCCAGCAGTAGCTTCTGCTTCGCTGCCAGATCCGGCTTCTTGACCAAGCTGGACATCAGCAGAGCCGCGAGTGCCACGGAGGATTTCGAGTTGCGCGCCATAGCCAGCCTCGTTGAGGATCGTTGCGTAGTTCGGTTCGTGGAAGAGATTGCTGAAGTCCGGGGTCGAGTTGATCAGCTCATCGGTCAGCTTACCCTCGGCGAGCAGCTGCGTCGCAGAGGCCTCCCCGGTCTGCAGCTCGTAGAGCGTCTTCGCCCACGACCAGATCGTTTCCTGCACCTCGGCCGGGGTCCACGTCTTTCCGGTCTCCTTGGTCAGCAGCGCAGCGGTCTCGCGCACACGCGCCGAGAACGCCAAGTAGCCTGTTCCCTTGCCGGAGTCGCTCTTCGTCAGAGACCCGCCGAACATCGCTTGGTCGACGAGCGCGTAGTTGGCCATCCACGCGTCGAGCGTGACCTCGGTGGTGTCACCGATCAGGTTGCGGAAGAAGCTGTTCACCTTCGGTCCGGACAGCAAGGAGCCGCTCGGACTGTCCGTCGTGAGGGCGCGGACGCTGTTCGGGATCCACGCTTCGAGCACGCTCTCACGGCTCTTGCCCTGCACGCTGCTGGCCATGACGTCGATGATCGCGTCACGGCCGGTGGGGCGGCCGGCGTCGATCCAGGTCTTCCAGACGTTCAGAGCGTTGGTGAGGTTCTGCTCGACGCTGGTCTGCGGCGAGAGAGCGGCGAGGAGCATCGCGAACCGCGGGGCGTCCGCGCCGAACACAGCTTCGAGGGCCGCCGCGCTCTCGCGATACCACCCGCGCTTCGCGACGCCACCCTGAGCGACGGCCGCCATCTCCTTCGCGGACGGCAGCTTCTTCAGCTGCGCGATCACCTTCGCTGCGGTCTTGTCGGTGATCTTGCGCTGCTCGGCCGGCGTGAGGCTCTTCAGCAGCTTGCGGACCGCAGGCGTCGGTGTCTTGACGCGCGAGTCGCCGAGCTGGTTCAGGACGTTCGGGTCGGTGGGATCGTAGGTGCCGCGGTTGTTGACGGACTTGATCTGCGTCGGGTCGAAGACTGCGATACCGCCGGACACATGGTCAACGATGCCGTCGTAACCTTCCTTCCGGACCTCGCGATCCGTCTGCGCGATTGCGGCGTCCCGCGTGGCACCTTTGGCGACGCGCGCAGCCACTCGCGCTAGGTAGCTACCTGCATCAATCGGCTTCCGCATCGACAGGTAGACCGGCATCACTTGCGGCTGTTTGCCCCTACCCGTCATCTCCGCAAACTGCGCTGCGCTGCTCGCCGCTTCGCCAGAACTGGCGAAGTAGAACTTGCCCGCACCCCAACCCATTCCAAGCCGACGCCCCTCTTTGTCCTGCGCCTTCTGTTTGCTGAACGTGTCGAACGTCGATGCCGTGCCGTGGTAGACGACGAGCGGCTGGCCCTTCTCGTCGACCACCTTGCTGTCGCCGAACCAGTTGCGGAACTCCGGCGAGTCTGTCCGGCGGTCACCGGTCTGGTCGAACGCCGCGCTGTCGCGCGGTTGCGCCTCGGCCGCGAACACCCGGTAGGGGTAGCGCTTGTAGAACTCCTCCGGCGTCATCTTCAGCTGCGCTGCGTTCACGACGACGAAGCTCACATACTGCTGAGCCACGGCGCGCGACATCGCCTTCTCCGTCAAGACACCGGTGGCGTTGAGCTGCTGGTAGAGGTTCTCCTCGACACGGTCCGCCGATTCGACGAACTCCTTGTCGGTGGTCCTCTTCTCCTGCAGCAGTTCGTCGGCCTCGGCCTTCATCGCCTTCACGTCTTCGGCGCGCGCCTCGACCTCCGCAAAGCTGCGGGCGCTCTCGCTCGGGCGCGTGTGCGGCATGAGGGCGTCGCCGACCGCGGTCTCGGTCAGCTTCGCAGCGAACTCCGCCGTGTCGATCGTGACGTCGCTGTTGGTGCGTGCGGCCTCGGCGACGCGCTCGAGGATGCCGGGCATGGCGGCCTCCAGCTGCTGGGAGGCGACAGGCCCGGTGACATCCGACCCCTCGACGTTGTCGAGTTGCTGCAGCGTCTCGGAGAACACCTTGCCGTCCAAGTAGAGCTTCTCGACCGGCGACCCTTCCGCCGTCTTGCGGAGGTAGTCTTTGTAGACACTCGGGTTGCGCTGGCGGAGCTTCGACTCTGCCGCGCCCTTCTTCAGCCCGAGCATGAAGTTCTGGTGCTCCTTTGCGTCGGCAGCTGCGCGCGTGTCCATGTGGAAGCGGATCGCCGGCGCGGGCAGGCCCAGCAGCGCCATGCCCTTGGCCGTCGTGATGAAGGCGTCCGAGACTCGCTCCCCGATCTCACCCCACGACGGCGCCGGCAGGTTCGGGTCGGTAGCGTCGCGAGCGAACGCCTCGCCGATGACGTTGACGAACTCCTGAACCCCTTCTTGCCCGGCCTCGCCGAACACGCTCGCGAAGTAGTCCTTGGCGAGCGTGGTGATGGCTTCCTTGGTCGTCGGCCGCGCGAGCGCCTGCCCGAGCTTGTTGGCCGTGCGTCGGATCACGGCCTTGCGGATCGGGTTCAGGACGATGCCGAGACCGACGGTCTCCAGGGCGCCGTTGGCGAGGCCGACGAAGGCGGCGCTGAACATCGACACGTCCTCGCCGTAGCCCTTGTCGCGCATGTCGAGGAAAGCGTTGCCGCCCTCGATCACCGCAGTCTGGGCGAAGGTAGACGCCAGCATAGTCGTCGTGAAGGCAGCCGGCCCGGTCACGGTGGCACCGGGGCCCGAGAACAGGGACACGGCGCCGGCGGCGGCGGTGGAAGCGGCGAAGGACTTCGCCATCGGGCCGATCATCTGGCCACTGAGCTGCAGAGCGGACGCCACGAACCCGGTGTCCTGCCCAGCGTCTTGCGTCAACAGCTTCAGCTGTTCGAGGCGCAGCGTGTCATCCGAGTTGGACAGCCCGGCCATCATGCGCGCGCCGATCTCGCCGCGCTCGTTCATGAACTTGCCGGTGCGGAAGTTTCGCTTCACCCAGTCGAACGTGTCTTCGGTCAACTTCAGGTTGCCGAGGTCGTCGTGGACGAGGCTCGTGAACTCCAGGTTGTCGAGGCGCTTGTCGAGGTTCGGGTATTGCCGCCGTGTCTCCTGCAGCTCGCGGACCTTCAGCATCTCGCGCGCAACGTCGATGTTGTCGGTGAGCGCTTCGACGGGCTTCCCGAGCCTCTTCGAGATCGACTCCGCCTCGGCGCGAGCCTCCGGGTTGATGGTCACCGCTTGGCGGAACACCGCCATCATCCGCTGGTCCTTCTCGGCGGCCTGGGCCGCCTCCTGCCGCCGTCGGATCTCAGTCAGCTGGTCTGCGGTCGGAGTGGTTGCGTTCGGTGGCAGAGACAACCCGGACATCAGAAGGGCCCTCGCTGATCGATCGTCGACATCTGCTTCCTCGGCACGTAGTTGCCTTCCTTGTCGAGGATGCGCCGCATCTGCTCGACGCTCAACCCGAAGTGCGCCATCTCGTCACCGAAGGCCTCGATGACGTAGTCGCGGACGCCGACGTGCAGCGACTCGGCGGTCGGCATCGCGCCGGGGTAGGCGGCGGGCACGTTCGCTTCAGTGGCCAACTCCATCTCAGCCCATGCCTGACGGTCGACGGCGACCTGCTGGAGGATCGTGTTGATGCGCCCCTTGTAGAACGCCCGCAAACGGGACTCACCGGTGCTCAGGTTGGCGGCCTTGACCTCCTGGGTCTGCTTGTTGAGTTCTGTGGCGTATCGGGCGAACTCGGTCGCGATGTCGATGTCGTAGATGTCTTCCTCGCGCCGGCCCGACGCGAGCAAGCTCGCTTTGGCGTTGGCGCGGAACGCTGGCGTGATCTTCTCCGCCGCGACATCACCGAACGGCGTCGACCAGATGCCGTCCTGCAGTTCGTCGTTGGGTGAGATGCTCACCGGGGTGGGCACGTCGCCGATCTTCAAGGAGTTCCTCTTCTGCCGGGTGATCGCGTCGTAGACGTCCTTCGCGCCGGCCTTTCGCCCAGTGACGTGGGAGTTGACGTCGTCGATCACCGCCGCCGTGAACCGATCGACCATCGCCGTCTGCTCCGGCGTGAACTTGTCCTTCGCGATCACCTCGGGGAGGAGCGTCATGTCCTTCAGCGCACGCGTGATCTGCAGGTCGAGGTCCATCTTGAGGGCGTCCTCGGACGTGTCGATGCCCCTCCACTTCCGCCACATCGACGCCACGGTGTCGAGACGGCTGTCGTCGAGCTGGCCGCGGAGATCCTTGAACACCTCGTCCCACGAGTTGTAGCGGCCGAACCCAGTAGGGTCTTCCTGCAGCTTCTGCATCGTGAACAGTCCCGCGTCGCTGGTCTTGTGCTGCCCACCGTGACCGGACCACGCGTTGAAGTCGTCGAGGACTCGCGCCAAGCGGAGTGCTTCTTTCTGTTGCGGCGTCAGCTCCTGCCCGCCGAGAACCTGGGCCTTGGCATTCTCCAACAGCTCGTTACTGGCACGCGCCTGCAGCGACCCCTGCAGCTCCGCGTTGTAGGCGACACGGCGCACAGCTTCGTCTTGCTCTTCGACGGTCAGCTGCTTGTTGTCGAACATCTCGTTGATCTTGCGGACGCTGTCGATGGTCGACAGGCCCTCGGCGGAGAACGCTCGCTGTAGACGCTGCGCCTTGTCCGCGACGGTCGCCTTCTTCACGACCTTGTCGATCACGGCGCGGCGCGCAGGATCGATCTCGTCGGCGTTCTGCTCCAGGTGCTGCGCGGCCTGCGTCAGCTTGCCGTCAGTGACGAGACTGTCGATCACCAGCGAGTGGAAGTCGGTGCTCGCCTTCAGGTGCAACGCCTTTCGCTGCTCGCTGTCGGCACCCCAACCCTGCATGTCCGCGATCTCGTCGATCGCGCGGTTCATCGTGCCGAGATGGACATCGGATTCGTCGGTGCCGTAGGACGCGACCGCATCGCGGAGAGCGGAGTTGGCCTGCGTCTCGGTCTCCGCCATGGCGTAGACGAGCACTTGCTTGGCCTTGTGCTCGTCAGCCTTGTAGAGCGCGTCCTGCATGCGCGAGTCGACGGACCGCCGGAACATCGCGACCTGATTGGGCGACTTCAGGCTCTTGCCGATGGCGTCGATCTTCTGCCGGAGCCCCTTGAACGTCTGGTCGTAGGCGTCGCCGGTTGCAGCCTTGCCCTGCGTCTGCAGGTAGGTGCCGAGGCCGCTGCGCAGCACGTCCGCTGCGAGGTTGTCCGCCTCCTTCGCTGCCGCAACGTCGAACTGGTTCTGCAGGTGCGTCCCGACCTCGGAGAGTCCTTGCCCGGCCTGCTGGACCGCGGCGCCGAACTGCGCGACCTGACGGCCGGACTGGTCGTTGAACGGCGTGACGGTCGGAGCCGACGACCCAGGGCCCTGGGTGACTTGCCGGCCGACGGTGGGGAGAGGGATGCGGGGCATGGCTAGAAACGACGAGCGTATAGCTCCGCGCGCTTGCCGGCCACCCATTGGGTAGCGACGGCACCGCTCGACCCGATCAGGCTGGTGAGAGCGCCCAGCCCCGGGTTGATGGTCGAAGCGGACCGTGAGAGGTTCCGCGCCGAGGCGCGCGCGAGCAGACTCTCGTTCGAGGCGTTGACGCTACGAGCGCGCGCAGCGCTGACCTGCCCGAGCGAGTTGAGGTTGATCGCGCGCGCGTCGAGCTTCTTCGCCAGCTCGGTGCTGGCCAGAGCCTCCGCAGAACTACCGGTGCCGACCACCACACCTCCGGCAGCGGTGGACGTTCGCTGGGCCGCCTTCTCCTGCGCGTAGCGCATCCCCAGGAGCCCGATCTCGGTCTGCCCGGCCTCCATCAAGGCCTGTGCGTCCTTCTCTGCCCTGCGGGCGCTGATGGCTGCCACCGACGACTGGAACTGCGCCGTCAGAGCACCGGCCTTCAGCTGGTTCTTCTCGTTCAGAACCGACGCGAAGACGCCGATCGCCTGCGTGAGGGCTCCCCCGGCCGTCAAGACCGTGCCTGCGTCCGCGATCGCCCCGTAGTTCTGGTTCGCCTGCCGAGACGCCAGATACGCGTTCGTCACCACCGTGTCCCAGTAGCCCATGTCAATCACCTGCCGTGGCGAGGATCGTAACACCGGCGATGGTCAGCGGCACCGGAAGTTCTTGCTGGATCAGCAGCCTCGCGTCCTCGTCGATCTTCGGCATCGCCGTCACCCGCAGGTTCAGCGTCTTCGCCGAAGTCGGCGACAGCTCGGGCATGCGCCTCACCAGCAGGCCACCGACGGGGCCGAGCTGGAACTCGCACGAATCGACCACGCGCAGGAAGACCTTGTCGGTGCTCTTCGTGCGCCCCGTGCCGTAGCCGTCGACCGGGAGCGTCAGCGGAAGCGTCTCCACCTGCGCGGTCATGGGCAGGCCCAGCTGAACCTTGCTCACGGACGCGGCCGGGAGAACGACCTGCGCCGACGACACCGTCAGCCCGCGGTAGACGACACCGTCGACGAAGGCGTCGACCGTCTCGCCTTCGAGGTGGTCGAGGCCCGTGACCACTGACATCGCGCCGGACCGGGAGACGCCGCAGTCGACGAAGAAGTTGTCCGCGAAGGTTGCTGCGCGCTCGAACGGCAGGCACTCGACGTAACGCACGGTCGAGCCGTTGATGACGCGCTTGACCATCAAGTAGAGGGTGTCTTCCTCTCCTTCCTCCACGACCGTGCAGCTCTCGACGGCGCCGTTCGTGATCACGTTGTTGTCGCCGACGGGCCCGAGCGCATGAGAGTGCCACGCACCGATCTGCTCCTCGGGAGCGTAGGTCAGACCGAGCAAGAACCCGGAGCTGGATGCGCTCCAGACGATCGGGTAGGGGGCCTTCGAGAAAGAGATGGACCGGATCGTGCGGCCGTCGAACAGATGCGTGGCCCGCAGCGACAGGTCACCGGTCAAGAAGCTGGCGGCGTCGGCGTTGAACCCCATCTCCCGCAAGTGCCCGCCGCGGGCTGCAGCGAAGACGAGAGAGTTGTTGACGATGACCGGCTGCACTGGCGACGCACCGACGTAGCTCTGAGCACGAACTGCAACCGACGTCGGAGTGACCGCGTCGCTGTTCACTGGCGTCAGCCGATACTCGGTCGCGTCCGTCAGGATGAGCAGCTGCGCGAGTGGAATGATGTGGCGGATCGTCTCGGACTCCCGCGACGCCACGTCGAGGACAATGCGATCGTCGTCGAGCAGTGGAATGTGGAACGAGAGGTCGTTGTTGGTCCCGGTCCGTGTCATCCACAGACGCTGAGGGAACAGGTCCGTCCCTGCGACGAGGCGACGCTGCTCGAAGTGGGCGACCGCGCGCGGGTAGTCCGTGCCGTCGAGGCTGGTGTCGAATCGTGGAGGGGTCAGCCCGAGGTCTGGTGCGATGTTCGCGAGCGCCGAGTCGACGAACGCGAAGTCGATGGCACCGTCGACGTGCTCAACCGAGCCCATGAATCCGAAGAGGCCGTTCTTCTCTTTGTAGACGTTGTAGCGCTCCGCCCCCGCGATAGGGCTCCACTTGATCGTGTTCGACGCGCCGTCGACGAAGAGGTTGTTGGTGAGGTTCTGGGTAGCGGACGGCAGCGTTTCCTTCCCGTCTTCGTCCACCGCTGTCACACGATACATGTGCTGCTGCTCCGACAAGAGCGACGTGACCCGAACCTTGATCGGGCTGGCGATGACGTAGGGGAGCGTCACGCCCGCGATCTGGACCTTGGCCCCGCCGTCGAAGGTGCGCAGCGTGAAGATGTTCGGCGCTGTCGACCGATCGACAGCGTAGAACCCACTCAGCGTGAGAGAGAGCGGCGTTCCCGCGGAGTCGTTGACCACTCCCTCGGCGATGACGGTGTCGCCGATGGCAATCTGGTGGTCGGTGTCTGCGTTGAACACGATCGCCGTGCCAGTGACACCTAGCGACACGATGTCGGTCGTTGCGCCGGGCTCGATCAGAGTCGAACCGATCGCCGGCGTCGCGATCGTCTGCTGGTAGGAGACGGGCACGAACTCCCAGCTAGTCGTGCCGAATCGGCGAAGCTCAGAGAGTCGATGGTTCTTGCTGCCGAACGTGAGGATGTCGAACGAAGAATCCCACGTCAGCTCGGCGAGGTCGCTCTCGCTGTATTCGTTTGGCACCTCGTAGATGTCGTCGGTGAGTGCGTAGAAGTGGGTTGCGCGCACGCCCGTTCCAGACCCGCTGCCGAGCCCGAGAATCGGGCCGCCGGGTTCCTCCGAGATGGAGATCGAACCGGCTGACCCGGCACCGTTCACGCGGTAGTAGACGCGGCCTTCGACGACGGCCGGCGGGAGGCCCGAGCCGAAGAAGACGACTGCTGTCTGCCCGACCAGCCCGTGGCTGGCCCAGTTGACGAAGTTTCCTGCGAACGTCACCGCTGCCGGCGACCCTCCGGTCGGCAACGTGTCATACGGCTGGCGCAGCGTGCAGTAGTAGTTCGTCGACCCGAAGCGCACGAGGTCGCGCCGCTCGTAGACAAAGTGGACGCGACCGGATTCCGTGCCTCCTGTGGTGAAGTTGATGGCAACGCTAGCCGTGGCGTCGGCCGCCGAAGCGGCCAGCTTGATGACAGTCGTGCTGACCACGATCGCGTAGTAGTCGACCCCAACGTCCAGCTCCACCGGGAGCAGGCCGCCGGTGTCGCTGAGCGTGACGGCGTCTCCGGTCACGAGATCGTGGACAGCGCTGAAGGTGATCTCGTTCGTTGCTCCGTTGAAGTTTCCCGCCGAGATGTTCTTCGACGTCACGTAGGTGCGCGGCGTCGAGCTGAGCCGAAGCATCTCGCAGTTCGAGTAGAACCGGAAGAAGCCCGCGCCGACCTGCACTGCCAAGGTCTGACTGCTGGAGAACCTGAACGACACCATCTTCGACGTCTCGGCGTGGACCTTCGTCTCCGCGACGAACCGGGTTCCGTTTCGCCGCTCCGCCGTGCCTTGCGGCGTCACGACCATGTTGCGGATCTTCGCCGCCCCTTGGTCGACGCGCGGGTCGCCGACGCGAGAGAACATCTGCGGCGACTGCTCTCCACCGATGAACGACCGGATCAGGGCGCGCATCAGAGCCTCGCCGACATCCACGACGGGTTGTGGTCCGGCTCGACTTTTCGCTGCCCCGCGGACAGCGACGCCGCCTGCAGAACGGCGAACCGAGCTTCCTGCATCAGGCGTTGCCCGAGCGCGGCGCCCGCCTGCCCCTTCACGAGAGGCCCACACAAGAAGGACGCGAGATACTTCGCCACGGCGTGGATGAAGAGGTCCGGGTAGGTGGACGTGTTCTTGACGTTCGCGACGTAGCGCACGACAGCGTCGGGCTGGTTCGTGAGGATCACCTTCGTGCCGTCTTCTAGGATGCCCTCGTCGAACGGTTGCGTCACGACGCCGCCGAGCGGCGGGCGTGGCGTAGCGAAGCAGTTGTTCGGCCACGTCTGTGGATCGACGTAGACGTAGTCGCCGGGCGCGTCCGGGGGCAGGACCGAGATGATGCGCTGCGCGTCGCCGGGCCGGAAGTAGGCGTAGGCGTAGGAGCTGGTGCCGCTGGAGATCGCGGCGCCGAGCGACCTACGCCGCAAGGCGAAGCCCCAGTTGTGCATCTCCAGCACTGCGTTTCGGGCGCGCTTGTAGAACAAAGCGCAGAGCGCGGCCTGGGCGGAGCCATCCGGCGGGTCGATCGAGATCACCTGCGCGCTCTCCCCGATGTGGCTGAGAGCGAGGTTGCAGATTTCGACCTCCGCGGTTCGGTCGGACACCGCGAGGATGCTGCGGTAGGCGTTGAAGGTGAACTCCTCCACCTTGCCGAGTTCCGACCCGAGGAAGTGGATTCCGTCGGTGCCGGTGAGCAGCCCGGTTTGGTCCCAGGTCGCTGCGAACGGGTCCTCGTCGGCGAGCTGCTGCAGAGCCGTGTTGACCTTCTTCAGCAGCTCCGGGTTGCCGACGCCGTTGATCAGCAGCGCGGACTCCTCTTGCTCCAGGGGCTGAATGAAGGGGATCTCCGATTCGTCTCCGGGCCAGAAGCCCCGCGCCTTGATCTCGGCGCGCATGCGCGCGCGCAAGGCCTTGTTGACCTCGTAGAACTTGTCGGCGCTCGCGACCGCCTGTTCCGTGGTGGCACCGTAGGTCGGGTCGCTGCCGCCCGTCGCGTCGGCGAAGCCCTGGTTGCGGCCGATCGCGAAGTAGCGCACGGTGTGCCCGTTGCGATCGGCCCACGCCTTCAGGGCGTCCAGCTCATCGAGCCAGCGCTGGAAGCAGCCGTTCTGGCGCCCCATCGACCAATCGGTCTGCTGCGATTTGTCATACCATCCGAGCGTCGGTGTGCCGATCTCGGTTTCGACGTGCGTCGCGCTGGTGCCGCCGAAGTCACAGCTGTGACAGTAGATTTCGCGCCCGAAGAACTCCGACAAGCGGACGAGGAACCCGACGTGCCATGCGATGTTGGGGTAGATCGTCCGGAGGAAGAGGCCGCCAGTCCCGCTGACCGCGGTCGGGGTCTGTTGGTCCGTGCCGTAGATGGCGGGCGCGTGAAAGTCGCCGGGGTAGTCGAACCCTGGCATGTAGGGGTTGACCTTGCTGACGATGTTCTCGCTGAGGTTGCTCTCGAACATCGACCACGGCAGGAACTCGCAGTAGCGGTCGAAGGCGACGTCACCTTGCGGCTCGATCACCACCGTGTCGCCGGCCGTGATGTTCCACGTCTGCGGCGCCAGCCCGACGAGGTTGACCAACGTGACCTTGCGTGTCGCAGGGTCCCACGTATCGATGACGCGCTTCTCGCCTGTCGCCACGTTGCGCAGCTGCAGGCCCGTGAGCTTTGCGGTGAACTTTCGGAGGACGCCGAAGTTCAAGTTCAGCTGCGCCTCCGCCTCACCTACCTCCGTGTCCGTGACCTTGACCGCGTAGGTGAACTCCTCGTCGAACTGCGCGATGGGGTCGGACCACGGGTCGGTCACGACGTCGAACTCCAGACGGCTGCCTGCGTAGTTCGGCATCAGGACGTTCACCGAGTGCGTGCCGGTTCCGTTCGTCGTGAACGTCACGGGCACACCGCCCATGGTCAGTGACAGCTGGAAGCCGGCAGCAGTCTTGTTGACAACGTAGTAGGTGAGCGTATCAGACAGAGTCCCGGGGAGGCCGCCCGTAGACGAGAGTGTCAGTCGGTCGTTGTTGAAGAGGCCACTGTTGGCGAGCACGAAGTTGCTCGTGCTCACGCCGATGTCGACGGTGAAGTCCATCACCGGCTCCATCACCGCCTTGACCGCGTAGGTCTTGCCGTTCGACTTGCGCGTCACGGATGCGACCTGATGGGTCCCGCGCACGAACATCTGTTCGACCCAGATCGCCAGCGCTGTGTGGTTGAACGCCCCGGTCTGCCCGAACAGACTCAGCACCCGTCCCGTGCCTGGGTAGCTGGTGTAGCCCGTGACGATCGGGTTGTAGAAGTTCAGGTAACTGATGTTCCTGATCGCCCGCCCCTTCAGCGACACCGCCCCCGAGTAGCCGGGGGCGTTGAAGGGCATCTGGAACGTCGGCGCGTAGGCGCCCGAGACCCGGTTCGTGCTCGTCAGCAGGTTGAGGTCGAGTCGATTCAGCAGCCACGACGCGATGTCGTGGTAGGGGCCAGAGTTGCTCTGGCCGTTGCTGCCGAAGACGTAGATTTCAGCCACGGGGGCGCCTCAGTTGAGAGCGTCCTTCAGGTTCTCCATCCGCACGCGGGACACGGGGTCCATCGCCAGACCCGACGTGATCTTGCCGGCGCTGAACGTGCCGCCCGTGAGGTTGTAGAAGGTGCCGAAATACTTCAGCGGGAAGCCCGCGTTGACGCCCGTCTGCGCGTAGAGCGCTTGAGCCGAGCCCAGGATCGTGATCGGCACGTAGATGTGGGCCCCGAGGAACAGGTCCGCCGCGTTCAGCAGGACCGACGACCCGACGAACGTCGGCGCCGCGGTGAGCGCTGGGGTGATGTCGAGGACGTTGTTGATGATCAGGCCGCCGTTGCCGACGAAGGCCTCGACGACGTTGAAGTCCATCACCAGCTGTTCGCCGGCGCCGATGTCACGCAGCACCGAGGCGATGTCGACGACGTCGGTCGACGCCACGCTCAAGGTGGTGATCGCCTGGGCGTTCGAGGTGCGGTAGCGTTGGTCGAGCATCATGGCAGGAGATCCTTCTCGTCGTCCGCCGGAGGGGCGGCCGGCGGCGCCACGGACACCTGAGGGTGCACGGGCGTCGCCTTGGTCATGGCGGACATGGTGTCGGGCTCCGGGGCGGCGGGCGCCGGCGGCGGCTCGGGCTGGAGGATGTGCAGCGGCGCCGGCGGCAGCTGCGCCGACGTCAGCGGGGGCTGCCCGCCGGCGCCCGGCGCCGATGTCGCCGGGGCAGGAGGTGCCGGTGGCGACACATCCGGCCCTGGGATCTCCTCCATCCACTTCGCCGGCTTCGTGTCGCCAGGGATGTTGAAGTCCGTGCCGGCGCGAATGCGCCGACCGGCGTAGAACCCGAACGTCTTGGCGCGAACTCGCATGGCGACCCTCAGTTGATGGCGTCGGCGTAGGCAGCCCAGGTCCGGGCGTCGTCGGAGAGGAACGCGACGATGGACCCCGCGGTCGTGTCGGTCGTGGCGGCGATCGCCTGCAGGCCGAGATACTTCTCGTAGGTCTTCTGCCGCGGCAGCGCGAAGACCAGGATCATGCCCGCGTCGAGCGAGTTGAGCGCGTCGTCGTCGGTGACGTAGGTCGGCGACGTGAAGTGCACGGTCGCCGTGCCGGTGTCGGGCGGGTTGACCGCATCGCTGACGAGCCGGAACACGAGTGTGCCGGCGGTGCCCGCGGTGATGATCGACGCGGTGATCGAGATCACCAAGTAGATCGGGTCTTCGCCGAGGTTCTGCAGCGTGTTCGCGGACCCGACCTGGGTGTCGATCACGTTGCCGATGTTGAACGCAGTCGCACTCGCGGTGCGAATCATGCTGGCTCCCGAGGTGAACTCGGCGCGAGAATCCATGAGCATTGGTGTGTTCCTGTTGAGGTTGAGGGGGTGACCCGGCGCCGAAGCGCCGGGCTGCGGATCACGCCGGGACCAGGGCTTCGGTGTTGACGATCGAATCGACCCGGTGGACCGGGATGCCGTCGAACATCATCACGTGCTTGCCGGCGACCTGCTCCATCGTCAGCGTCGAGGCCGCGACCTTGTTCGCGATCTGGCGCCGCAGGAACGACTTGATCGTGCGGTTGCAGTAGAGCACCGGACGGCCCATCGAGAGTGACGGCGGCAGCTCCAACATCTGCGCGATCAGGTCGATCAGGTCGGCACCGGCCGACGCGTTCTTCGTCAGCGCACTGACTTCGATGTTGCAGATGCGGACGATGTAGCGCCAGTCGCGGATGCACAGGCCGCAGTCCCACTCGTAGTGGGTGCGATAGCCTTCGGCGCGACCGCCCAGGCCGTCGATGTTCTCGATCGTGACCTGACCCTTGTCGTGCATCTGCAGGCCGGTCGGGTATCCCTTCGGCGTGATGCCGAAGACGGTGTTGACGCCCCAGATGACGAGCCAGATCGACGTGTTGTCGGTGTCGGCGCTGCCACCGTGGATGACGTTCTCGGCGTTGCCGACGCCCGAGCGCGCGTTGAACGCGGGAGCGAAGCCGGTGAAGGCCTCGGGCTCCGTGCCTTCGTTCCCGTAGAACAGGGTCTGCGTGAACTCCTGGTTCATGCCCTCGATGTGGGCCATGTCCTCGGAGAGCCGGAACTCGGCTTGGTTGTTCGCCAGATCGGCGAGCTTCTTGTCCACCTCGGCGTAGGCCTGCAGCATGCCGCAGGTCGAGGTCACCTGGACCGTGGTGCTCTTCGTCGGCTGCACGCCGCCGTAGAACTTGCGCCACGTCGGGCTCGGCAGACCGGTGCGAGCGGTCACCTTGTGGCCGGTCGGCAGGTTACCTTCGACCCACACCATGTCGTCGAGGACACGGTTGGTCATGTTCAGCATCTCGACGATCTTGTCGATGCTGCCGTCCGGCGCAGTGCGCCGGCTCACGTCGAGCAGGGTTGGATGAATGGCACTCAGGACGGACATGGATCAGTTCCTCTTCATGGTGGGGTAGAAGCCGTCGGCGGGGCTCTTGGGTGTGGCGGGCGCGTTGGTCGGCGTTGCAGCCGCCAGCGCATCGGGACTCAGTCGCTTGCCGACCGCCGCGGCCCACGCAACCAGCTCCGGGTGGTTGTCGAGGCCGGTCTCCTTCAGGAAGGCGCCGAGCGTCGGACGTCCGAGCGCGAACACGCGCGACGTCAGCTCCAGCGTCCCCTTCAGCTTGTCGCCACCGAACTCGGGGTCGGCCATGCTCGCATCGAGCCAGCTCTTCCGCGCCTCGGTGGCTTGGTCCGCCATCTGCTTCTGCAGCGCCGGCATGACCTGATTGAAAATCTCCTGCGCGGCCTCGGGAGCGATGCCGTGCTTGCCGGCGACCTCCGCGTAGGCCTTCGTGACAGCGGTGTCGACCGCTTGGCCGGTCGCGTCCTTGAAGGCGTAGGCGGGCGGGGCCGACGGCTT